TCTCACCACCATTAAGCCCCATCATCATTTGAAGGCGGTTAGCTGCATCACTGCCGCGCTGTGTCCACTCGGCATTACCGGCCATAGCGCCAGCACTTGCGCCCATAGCTTGTTGAGCGGCCTTCTTTTGAGTCGCCGCCGCTTTCTTTGATGCCATCGAGCCAGCAACTACTGAAGCCGCTGTTGTTCCTACCGCTACCCATGTCATAGCTTTAACTCCAAAAGATCAAACGATGCAAAATCAGGAGCAATAATCTCTTCTTCTATCTGCTCAAGACTTGTTGATTCTGTCGCGTGATACGTTGTCCAGATTGTGTCCTCTAGTACAAAGACGGCTCTTTTTGTGCCAGCCTTTGAAACAAAGGTATACGGAGCAACAAACTCATCTTTACCAAACTCAGTAGTGACCAATACGCGGCCCTGAGAAATAGTGTTGATATGATCGTGCTTGTGTATCTTGCCCACTACAAGATCGCCTGCCGCCATGTATATCTGGCGCGCATACATGCCTGAAGCGAAAAAATGATCAACGTGTGGGTTTATCTGCTCGCACTCGGCAATGCAATCTTGCAGCTCAAGAATGGAGTTGCGCGAACACAAGGCTACATACGTTTCCCTACTAGCTACGCCGCCCATCAGTAATACCCAATCGTCGCGTTGCTCATCCGGCCACGAGAGCCGCTAACATTCGGCAGACCTGTATTCATGGCAATCGGCCTGCTGTTTGTTCTTTTTATTGCGCGCTTGGCATTGGCGTACATATCCTGTAGCTGCTGGCTGGCGAGTATGTATTCAGGACTCATCTCAACGGCCATGCCTAAGCGTAAAAGCCGCTCATAGCCCGTAGGGAGCGATAAAACAGTGCTGACAGTTGCCGCGCTGGTAATAACCTTGTTAGACGATAATGTAATCGTGCCAGAAGCAGCCACAGGCCATACATAAACCTTCGCCAATGGCATTTCATAGGCCACATAGATAAATGACGGAATGCTGGTTGAAGTGCTTTTTAACGGGATAGCTTCGTACTGTTCACGGGTAATCATCTCTACTGGATAATCAACACCGCCAGAAGAGTAATAAGCCGATAGCACTTCGATAGGGCGGGTTGTGTTGACTGCGCCACTTGGCCCTACGGTATAAGACAGAGCGCCAGTGCAAGTAATAGTGTCAGTGGTTGTGGCATAAATGAGCAAGCCTTCATTGGAAAGCGATTCTACTAAATCATTGAAATAAACAAGGCCATCAGATGCCTGTTGAGCATCCGGTGTTTCGGTCGCGTCTAAATCCCCCATTGAATGCAGGGCGCGGTTGATTATGTCTAACACTGTTGTCATAACGCCACCGATACAATAAAAGAAATAAACACCGCCCCATTGCTGAGGCGGGTTGTACTTTTACATCACGATGTAGCGAACGGAGTAACGATAGTGCCGGAACCAGTAGTGGTGCCGCTAATGACCCACTGAGTACCATTGATTGCAGTAACGCGGTAGCAATCACCGACGATGCCGCCGGTAGTCGAGCCGTTAGTCGCAATGGCACGGTGAGTTGTGCCGTTAGCCGCAAAGCCAGCGCCTGAAGCAGTTGCAATCGTATAGGCAAAGATTGTGCCTAACAGGAATGTTGCAGATGAGTCAGTGATAACTTTTTGAGCTGTAGAGGTAGTGGAGCAGTAGAACTCAAAATACATACCAGCAACCGGAACCGGCAGCGTGATAGTTTGAGTAGCGGTATCCAGCATAACCAAAGCGCCGGATTCTGATGCTTTCAATGTACGGGTAGCGGCAGCAGGCAGGATTACAGGACGGCCTAAACCGCTAATAACGCAACCCTCTGTTCCACCAAATGACAATTCTTGTTTAGCCATGATTGTATTCCTCGAATATGGAGAGATTGGCCCCTGTTACGGGGCCGTTGTTTAGCTATTAGCTGCCAGCCAAGTTAGCAAGGCGGCAAGCCAGTTGAGGACGAATAGTCTTGAAGCCATACAGCACATCAATACGAGTCGGGAAGGTACGGTCTGCAATGTTGAAGCCACGGCAGATAGACATTGAGATGCCATCCATCACTTCACGAGCAGCAAAATCAACAGCACCTTTAGGCAATGGCAAATCCGCAGTTGCGAAAGTGAACGCATCTTTGTGGTAAACCAAAGACTGACCATAGCTAGTGCTGGCAGTGCCCAAAATTGTCACAGCGCCAGTAGTGGTAGGTGCTGCGGCACAGTTCTGAAGTGCGCCAGTGATAACGATTGACGGGCTGATTGTGATGCTTGTTGCGTTAGTGGCGTTAGTGGATACCACAACAAACTGTTGCAGGATGCCGGTATCAGCCTTAGTTTCAGGATGAACGCGGTTACAGCCAGCAAAAGTGATGATAGAACCAACATCAATCAAGCCAGTACCAGTGCCTACAGTGATAGCGGAACCAGTTTGGTTGGCACCGTTGACCACATAAGAAGCGCCAGCGCCACGAGCCTGGTTGTTCAGCAATGATGTTTCCATGAAGTCCAAGCCAGCAGCATGACCCATGTAACCATCAAGGTATTGCTTGCTGATTGACTTCTGGTCATTGAACTGAGCATTCAAAGCAGTAACCAGCAAAGAGTTGTCATTGGTAGACAACAGGCAAGTACGGCCTTCCATTGGAGCCAGAGCGTCTTGCAGCTTCTTACGGCCACCCATGACATTAGCCATAGTGATAGCAGCAGCTACGTTGTTGCTTGACTGATAAACGTCTCTGATCATAGTCAAAGCGTCAGCTTCGATGTTTGCCGCGAGAACGTCCATTGCTGGGCTGATGAACTGAGCAGAGAAGTCATTGATGCTCATTGCGAGGTCTTGAGAAGTGAACGCCATGTCCACGCCTTTAACGGTTGCAACTTGCAAAGTGGTAGAACTCTCAACGGTATCCTGTGCTGCCATGTTGATACCAGAGCGAACGGTATACTGGTTAGGCAGACGGATTTTCAGCGAGTCACCGATCTTTGCGCCATCTTTTGCAAAGCTAGGGTCATACTGCTTGTTGATTGAACCAAGGAAAGTGCTTTTCTGGTGCAGAATACGCAATGCTTCACGAGTTACTGCGGTAGGGGTTAAAAGTGTGTTAGCCATGATAGATTACCTTTTATAGAGCTGTTTATTGCGCCTCTCCAGCCATTCAGCCATTGGTAGTTCGTCAGAAAGTTCATTGGTTGCAACACTTCTACCGCTTACCGGCCTAATGGGTGCAGGAGCGCCCGATTTTTTCGCCTGCGCAGGAGCTTTGAATTCGTCGCAAATCTTCTGTAGTTCACGCGCCTGCATATAAGGAGACAGTGCGTAAATACGTTCTGATTCGTCTGGATCGTCATACAGGTATTGGGCTAGCTGTGCGCCATCGGCTGAGTGCAATACTGCATCTGCCATAACGTCACTGATTTTGTATGCAGCAGATAGAAACTCCGCTTCGTCAAAATCGCCATAATCCGAGGCTTTGCTTAGAACGCCAGTGACCTTCTTCGCTCTTTCCTCGTTTTCCCTACCTCTAATTCTTTCCTCGACTAACTCTCTAGCCCTACTCTCGATAACGTCTTCAATGTCATCGCCTTGTGCTTGTGCTTCGCCAGACCGCAAACGCCGAACCTCTCTTTCAAGAGACTCCATCTTTGCTTTGTCGGCAAAAAACTCCTTCCGCTTCCGCTTCTCTTCCTTACGTTCAGCCTTTTGTTCGGCTTCCTGTTTGGCTTCGGCTTCTTGTGCCTCTACCTCTTCAGGCGTAAGTTCTACCGCTTCCGCTTCTGGTTCAGCTTGCGCAGGCTCAAGCTCGTTTAACTCTGCATTTTGGTCTTCATCAATCATGTGATACCTAACCCCTGAAGGCGCACTTATGAGAACCCATAAGGAGGCTGTAGTAAGTGAGCACTTACTTACATTGGAGGGACTCTATCTAGGTATTTTCCGAATGTCAATAGTTTGTTGTTGTCGTGTACTATGGGCCGCTAACGCTTAGCGTTTCCGGTTTTTCTTGCAAACACTTATTTTTTATGCTTGGCGCTTACCCATATCATTAACGGAGAAAATATCAATGCCAAACGATGCCGCATACTTCAACAATGGCCTGTATTACAAGATAGGCGTACACGGTAAAGCGTTTATGTGGGTGCTGGATGGATGGATTAAATCAGCTCAACACGTTGACGATGTGAGAGGCTTCCGCAAAGTGGTGGGGTTGCTTATTGACTCATCAGTA